CAGACGTTGCTTCTGCACTAACCATGGCTGGTGTACTTGACTACACTCCTGCATTAAATGCAAACTTAAATGTAGATGACACAGGTAATACATTTGCTGGTGTTCTACAAGGTAAGTATAGAGTCTACATTGACCCATATTCTGCTAACCTAACTGCTACTAATGGTGCCCCAACAGGTGGTAATCAGTATTACGTTGTAGGTTACAAAGGTACTTCACCTTATGACGCAGGTATATTCTACTGTCCTTACGTTCCATTACAGATGGTAAGAGCAGTTGGAGAAAATACTTTCCAACCAAAAATCGGATTCAAGACTCGTTACGGAATCGTAGCGAACCCATTTGCCGAAGGTAAGGCAACTGACACTAACCCTCCGGGTGGTGGTCGTCTTGGAGTTAACTCAAACCGTTACTATAGACGTGTTGCAGTTAAGAACCTAATGTAAGCGAGATGCTTATATTTTTCAAAGATCCTCTCTTGTAGGGGATCTTTTTTTATGTCGTATTATAAATAATTAAAACCTGCATTAATAAAATGCCCTATCACGTTAAAACACCAAGTAAAGTAAATACTGGTGATGTTTATTGGAAAGGTGATAATTCATGGACAAATGATTATGCAAG